CACCAGGGCATCTCTTGCAATTTTTCAAAATACAAGTCAATCTTCTCTTGCATCTTTTCATCTTCTGCAAATACAGACCAAGCTAATAAAAATAACGGACTAGAAATTGTAAGAAGCACGAATTCGTCTTTCCAATCGTTTTTCTGGTTATCCATTATTTTTCCAGAGTACTCAATTTCTCCGCGTTTCATTTTTTCTACGTGTAATAATTTAGCTTCAGACATTGCTACGTCTGCTGCTTTTTTATTTTTGTAAATTTCAAGTCCAGATTTTAAACCTTGACCTAATAATCCCCACGGAAACATAAATTAATACGCTTTTGAGCTTCTTTTCTTTTCAGGTAGGACTTTACCTTGACCTTTAACTTCCATTTCAGGTCCACCTGTACCAATGTAGTTGAAAGCTTTGTCAGCAGTAGTTTTAGATCTTGGATCTACTTCAATTTGCTGCTCTCCAACTTTTACATCTTTGATTTTATTTAGTTTTTCCATAATTAACCTCTTTTTTTACTTTTGCCAGCTTCAGAAAGTGCAATCGCAATAGCTTGTTTACGATTTTTTACTTTTTTAGAGCTTTTACCTATATTGAGTTCACCTTTTTTGAACTCTTTCATCACAGTTTTAACTTTTTTATCTGATTTTGTCATCTTTTTTCTCATTTTAGTCATTGCCTCCACGCATTATTTTTACACTTGGCATCATATTGCCTTGATTTTTCATCATTGAATCAACACTTGGTAGCGTTTTACCCAAAATTGTTTTTTCAATTGACGTATCAGCTCTTAACTTAGCTAATTCTTCGTTTTGGTCTAACTTCTCTTCTTGATTCATTTGATTCATCATTGCTTTCATCTTATCAAGATTCATTCGATCTTTACCTTCTTGTTCTTTTCTGAAATTTTCTTGTGCTCTAAGGTCAAGTTCTCTTGCTCTTAACTTAGCAATTGGATCATTGTCAAATTGTGAAGTTATTTTCTTTTCTTCGTTCATAAATTCTTCCATCATCTCAGCAATCAATTGTGCTTTTCTTGCTTCAATCTTTTGTTGCATCATCATTAATTGCATTTGCATTTGTTGAGCCATTTGTGGATTCTGTTGCATCATCATTTGCATTTGTTGCATTTGAACTAACTCATCTCTAAACTCTAATTCAATTTGTTCTTGAGACATTAAACTAATATGTTCAAATATATTTTTTTCCAAAGATGCCATTACCATTGGATTGTTTCTTGCCATATTAGTTGCCATAAAATTTAAGTGAGCAGTGATATGTGCTCTATGATCTTGACCTGGAAACGCTTGAAATTGTTTTCCTGCTAAAGCATCAATGTGTTCTAATGCAGGATCTTTTGGCATTGGCTGCATTGGTTTAATTAATACTTGATCAACATTCTTAACACCTAAAGCTTCATACATATTTCTATATGCTTCATATAAATTATGCATTCCTGGATTAGATGTAGCCAGTTGCAATTCCGTTTGCGCTAGGGAAATACGCTGTGTCTGAGAAAATATATTGGGGTCTGCAACTGGCAATATATCTACACGGTCATCAAAGTCTGATTGTTTAATTAGTCTCTGACCCCCAACGACATCATACGGATATTCTTGAGGTAGATATAACTTGAATACTCTAGCCAAAATTCTAAATTCATTTTTTAAAGCTGAGTAAATTCTTTTGTGAATTGCTGACATTGTTCTAGAACCACGTTCTAGTAATGCAACTGTAGTTCCAACAGCAGCTTGTTGATTTCCATCACCAACTTGTAAATCAGCTATTGAAGCAAATCTTTGACCTGCTTGAACTACTATGCCCATTAAAGATAATAATGTTTGAGATGGTTCCTTGAATGGAAGCATCATAAATGAATCTCTTAAATTTCCTCCTGGTGCATCTACATCTCTAAATTCACCTGGTTGAATTGATTGTGCATCATCTCTAATTCTAATTCCTCTCATCTTAAATCCAGCTGGTAAATTAGATAAAGTTCCTGCATCTAATAATTGTCTTAACGCACTTGTTGCAGTTCTGGATAATCCACCAATCATATGAATTAATCCAAAGCCATAAAAACCAAGACCTGGTAAAAATTTAAAATGAACAAAGTATTGTATTTTCTTTTTCTTAGGATCACCTATTTCATAGTTTCTTCTAATAGCTAATATTTCTCTTGATCCTTCTTCTAATGTAACAATGTATGGAATTTTAATTCCAGAGGGCTCACCAGTTTGAGGATTAACATCTTCAAATCCTTCTAAGTCTAAATCAATGTGACATTCTAATAATGTATAAACATCTTCATCTCTAGTCTTAGAAACTCCTTCAAGTTCTCTTTCTTTTTTTTCTACATCAGTTTCTTTATCAATTGGTTTACCAATGTCTATGTCTCTGTAGAAACCAGCAACTTGTTGTTTTCTTAATTCGTTTTCAGAAATTTTTACTCGATGAATAATCGCATCCGCATCGTCTAATGAGGTAGCCGTATACGGAACGATTAAATCATCAGCAGGAACAAATTTGCTTACAGCTCTTTGTTCCATATCATCATAATAAACCTTTTTAAAAGCTGAACCTGCTAGTGGCAGATTGAACAACATTTGATCAAATTCAGGTTCGTATTCCTTCATCTGGTCCATTATTTGATAATTCATAAAATCTTTAACTCGACTTGCTTGTTGAGTTTTTTCTGGAGTTGGCATTCCAAGAATTTGAGTTCTTACTGGTCCATCTGCTGGTAATAATTCTTTGTAAGCTAAAGCTTGAAATTGAGTTACAGCTTCTGCAAGAACTGGATGTGTTGCACCTGATGCACCTGCAAATGGTTCTGTTCTTTGATCGTATTTAAATCCTAATAAATCTAAACCTTGTGTGTATGTTTTTTCCCAATCTTTTCTAGATGCAGAGTAATCCATATATCTAGAATTTAAATCAGATGCTAATGAACCTAATACATCATCAGGTAAAAATTCTGCTAAGTTTGCATAATGCTCATCTCCGCCTTCTGGCGAAGCTGCTGCAGGATCTAAACTAATATCAACTGATCCATCTTCATTTTGTTGAATATCGACTTCCTCTGGTGATTCTGATTGTCTTTGAGCTTCTTCTATTACTTGCTCTTCAATTTGTTGTTCTCCAGGAATTTCAAATTCTTTTCTTGGCTCGTTTGGTAGAGCCTTGTCTATGCTGTCGAAGTTGTCTGCCATTTATTTTCTCCGTATTATTAATAGTTTTAACAGTATTATAAGAAATATTCAAGCCCTGTGGATTAGGTCCAGATTTAGGTGGTGGGCCAGAAGTTTTACGATGATATGATTTGTTTTGCATATTTACCGTATACTTTTCCAAGTTTAGTTGATCCTTGTTCTAAACCAATTCTACCACCATTGGCTTTTTGATTTATCTTTCTAATTCTATTAATGTATTCAGTTAAAGTTTCACCAGGTAGAACTAAAATGCCTTTTTCGTAAGCATCAATTAAATCTCCATAACTTTCTTCATCACTGCCAGTACCGCCAGCAAAGGTTTTTCTAATACCTATAAAACCTTCTGGCTTTTTAGTAGAGGTGTTATATCTAACACCTGCACTTAATCCTTCTCCATCTTTATTGTATTCTAAACCAATGTTTTGATCAAGGTCGGCTTGTTTGAAATTAAATTCTGGAACACTTATTTTTCCATATCTAATATCATCTACTAATTTAAGTTTTTCTGTAAGTGGAATTTTTAATTTTGAAATAGCATTAATAATATCAACTTCTTTACCTTTAGAAGCTTGTGCTTCTATACCAAGAAAATCTTTTATTGATGAACCTTTACCAAATATATCAACAAAATTTTCTATTGTTGAACCTTGATTAAAATTTTCTCTATTAACATTGAGTCTAAGATTTTCTAATAAATCTTTATAATCCATTGGAGTTTACACTCCCATTCTTGCTTCGGCTAAAATTTGTCTTAAGAATGATTTAAAGTCTAAAGGTTCTAAACCTTGTTCTTGCATTGAAAAAACGTATTGTCTGTATGCATCCATAGCTGTCTCATCTCTAGAAGCCATTTTAATTGATGGAGCTTTTTGTTTTTTTGCGCTTGATCTAATATATTCATCTAACATCTCTAGTTCTTTTGGAGTTAAATATATTAGTGGTTTGTTAAATATTTGCAAAGAAATATCATTTCTTTCAGCCATTGGATCTGGACTTGATGCCATCATTTTTTCTCCTTTAAGGCTCCTGATGCCTGATTCCTGATTCTCAGGAATGTTTAATATTCTTTTGATGTCTCTAAGGTCATCAGTTGATGGACCTTCCATTTCTGGAATGTCATCTGGTGATCCTACTGCGTACTTGTATCTCATCATAGTAAATTAATAATACACTTTTTGTTTTCTTTGTAAAGGCTCATCTTTGTAATCTTCTGGGTGATTTATTAATCCTCCTTGCCTAAATCTCATAACGGCTTGAGTCATACTATCAACTAAGTCGTCGTGGTCTCCATATGGAAATGCTGCACATTCTTCAATTACTTCTTGTGCAAATTCCATATCGGTGGGCGCCCATATTCTCCCTGATTCGAACAGAGGAGAAACACTGTTAACTCTGGTATGTTTATCATTTCCTTTACTTGGTGTAAAGTTCAAAACTGGTATTCCCATTTTTCTTAATTCATAAGTCAAAGGTAATCCTGAAGCTTTAGATTCAATGATTACGGTTTCCGGATTCCAGTAGCCGTATTGATCTAATGCAACTCTTCTTAGTTCAGGAAACTCATATCTTCCCTTCAATGCATCCAGGAGCATTAAGCAAGGTCCTGAATCTTCATTGGGTGTAAATACTCCCCAAGTTGTAATGGCAGAATAATCGGCTGTTTGTTTTTTCATAAACGCTGTATCGTAAGATTGTATGACGTGTTGAAGTGGTGGAATATCTCCATCCCAATTTTGCCACCATTCTCTTTTGATCAATGCACCTTCTTCCCCTGTTGGGTTTTGCATATACTGTGCATTCCATTTTGATAAAGGAATAGAAGCTTTTACTGATTCTAAATCTTTAATGTTCCAATATTCCGGCCACAGGGGTTTTCCTGATGGAAGGATCGCAGGAAATTCTATTACTTCCC